AAAAAATGGTTATACATTTAACCCAAAATTTGAAGAAGATTTTATTGAACAAGCTAAAGAAATGGAAAAGGAACAACTTAAAAAAGTTTGGAAAGCATCAGAACAAAATATGCGTTCACAATTCAGTAGCTCACATTATAAAAATGTAACCTTTGAACAATGGTTAGAAAAACAAAATTATGACTAAAAGAGAAGAAATAAAAGAGTATCACGATAGTTTAAAACTTGGAGATAAACTAGAATGGTTATTCAGAAAGACTGGTATTAAAGCAATGGTAAAATGGATAAACCCAAATTGTAATTGCGACAAGAGACAAGATAAATTAAACAATTTTAAATTCAATAGAAAATGAAAACAGAAGATTTTTTATGGTGGGGAAACTTTAGAGATAATTTAAGGAACACAGTAAGCAATGATGAGTACTTGGTAATATGTGAATTACATTCTAAGTATTTTGACCACAAGCTGGTGCTACCTTGCAAATGTAACCCAAAAGTAATACAGAGTTATATCGTTGATTTGAACGAATTATATTTAAAACTATGAGTAATGAAACATCACATCACACTTGGGAGCAAGGAATAATTCAGTTGATGAATTTAGATGGTTGGGAATTAGAATGGACTGGGGGTGCAATGGAGCATTACGATGCGAAAGGAAAAACCCCAAAGGGTTTTGATTGCGTTATAGAGTTTAAATTAAGAAACGCATATTATCCTACAAAGATATTAGAGAAGTTTAAATACGACCATTTAATGCTAGAAAACTGTATGAAGTTCTATTATGTATTCGATAGCAAAGGAAATTATCTTTATCATTTAGATAAATTAATTCTACCAGAAATTCAAATAATAAAAAGTAATGTAAATGAAAAGTTTGGAGCAGAATATAAAATGAATAAGCCAGTATTTATGCTTTCAGAAAGTCAAGCAAGTATAGTAAATAAGTATTAAAAAATTGTTATTAATAAACAATTGATTACATTTGTAATCTAATCACTAAAAAAAGAATTATGAAAGTATTAAATTTATATGCTTGTTTAGGTGGCAATAGATACCTTTGGGAAGATTGCGAAGTTACTGCTATTGAACTTGATGCAGAATTAGCAAAAATGTATCAAGAAAGATTTCCAAATGATATAGTTATAGTTGCAGATGCACATCAATACTTATTAGACCATTACAAAGAATTTGATTTTATTTGGAGTTCTCCACCTTGCCCTACACATTCAAGAGCAAGATTTGCAAGACATACAACAACAAAAGCAGAATACCCAGATATGAAATTATATGAAGAAATTATATTTCTTAAACATTATTTCAAAGGAAAGTATGTAGTTGAAAATGTCATTCCATTTTACGAACCTTTAATACCAGCTGCCAAAAGAGGAAGGCATTTGTATTGGACTAATTTTTTAATTCCAAATGATTTAGGAGAAAGAAAAAGTTCTATTATGGAAGGTAAAGATGAGGTAACGCAATGGTGCAAATTTCACGATTATGATTTTAGAAAATATAAAGGAGAACAAAGAGTAGATAAGATTGCTAGAAATTTAGTTGATTACGAAGCTGGTTTAACTATTTTCAATACTGCAAGAGGAATATTAAAAGAAACAAAAACGTTACAAATAGATATGTTTAATCACTAAAAAAAGAATTATGAAAAATGAATTAATTGAATTTATAGAAAATGAAATTGGCTATGAGCATTTAAATGTAAATAAAGCAATCAAAAAATACTTCAAAGGAAAAGAAGTAGAGTGGCAAAAGAAACAAATATATATTCACGAAACTCATTCTTTGAGTTGTGAAAATGGAGAATTATATATTGATGGTGATTTTGGTTCGCTAGTTTGGAACTGTGAAACTTTGTTTACAGATTTACCATATATTCTTAAAATGGTTTTAGAAGCAAGAAAAGAAACTGATAAGAGAGTAGTAGAGCAAGTTGAAGAACTAACAAGATTTATACCGTAATGATAGTTTTAGTAGATGCCGATAGCTTAATCTGGAGTAGTTGCTATCGTAAAAAAGAACACAAAGACGATGAAGCGTATCATACTCTTGAAAACGCAATAGCAAAGTTCGATGAAGTATTTATGTCAATCATCAATAAGATTGAAGATACATACGAATTGGATAAGGTAATAACCTTTGCTGGTGCCAGAGGTAACTTCAGAAAGCAAATATCTAAAACTTACAAAGCAAATAGAAAAGAAAGTGATAGACCGCCTTTATTGAATGAACTTCAAAACTATGTAGCAGATAAATATAACGCTATTGCTGGGGAAGGAGTTGAAACAGATGATGTAGTTGCTACCTATTGGAAAACATTATCAGATACCTTTGGAAGAAACGAAGTAATGATCGTTTCAATCGACAAAGATTATAAACAGTTCCCTTGTTTAATTTACGACTACCATTACAAAAAACAATGCTACTACGACATATCAGAAGCAGAAGCAAGATACAATTTCTATGAGCAGATGATTGCTGGGGATAGTGCTGACAATGTAAACTACTGCAAAGGATATGGAGTAGCATATTGTAAAAAGGTATTTAAAGACTGTTTAAGCAATTATTCCTATTTGAAAGCAGTATTTACTCTTTATAAGAAATTATATAAGAATAAAGCACGAGAGAAGTTTTTAGAGTGTTACCAATTATTAAAATTAAAAACAGAATAAATGAACCCAAAAGAAAAAGCAATAGAGTTAGTAGATAAGTTTAAGACTTATGCAGATGATAATTATGCAGATGATACAAATCCGTATTATGGACAAATATTAGTTAATAAAAGAATAGTTCTACATAACTCGGCAAAACAATGTGCGTTAATAGCAGTTGATGAGATATTAGACGCTAGTTTATATTATTTTGATGAATTAAGTCCTTATGTAATATATTGGCAAGAAGTTAAACAAGAAATAGAAAAACTATAATGACAAAAGAAAAATTCATAGCACATCAAATAAGTGTTTTATTAAACGTGGATGTATTCGATGCATCCAGAAAGCAAAACATAGTAGATGCCAGAAGTTTATACTGCTACGTACTCCGCAAAGATTTTAATTATACGTTATATCAAGTGAGAGACATATTCAGAAGCAGAGGTAAGAAGTTCGACCACAGTTCAGTTCATCACAATGTAATACTATTTGATGAAGTTACCTTTAGACGAAAGGATATTATTGAAGCTAGGAATATAATTTTACAGAGATTAAATCCTAAATACGAATTACTTCAAATAATTGAAGAAATCAAAGAGCAGAGAGAAATAGACCAAATTATTAATTGTATAAAAAGTTCAAGATGAAAGAAGTAATTAATCTCAAAGGATGTCCAGTAAAGGATATAAAGCCAAATCCGTTAAACCCACGTTTCATCAGAGACAAAAAGTTTGAAGATTTAAAAAGAAGCATACAAGATTTCCCACAGATGCTCTCGTTACGAGAAGTTGTAGTAGATGAAAACTACATAGTACTGGGTGGGAATATGCGATTGAAAGCATTAATAGATTTGAAAGTAAAGACTACTGATGTAGTAATGTGGAAAGGACTTGCAGAAGATGAGAAGAAAGAATTCATAATCAAAGACAATGCTAATTACGGAAACTGGGATTGGGATTTACTTGCTAATTCATTTGATGAAGCCGACCTAAAGCGGTTCGGATTGAATGTCTGGCAACCACAAGAAGCAATTGAAGAAGATAACCACGACTACGGATTTGAAGAAGATAAACCTACTTTGACAGAAAGTGGCGAACCAGAAGCATATTCAAAAAAAGCGGTACTAGTAGTTGAATTCAACATACTTGATTACCCAGTAGCGTACGACTTAATAAAAACGCTTACCGACAAAGGAGCAGACATTGGAGCATTATTAATCGAGAAACTTATATCAGAGAATGGAGACAATTAAAATAGGAATAGGTCAATTAAAGAATTCAAATTATAATCCGAGGGTAATAGATACTTTCAAATACGAAAGCCTTAAAAAGTCTCTGATTGAGTTGCCAGATATGCTTGAAGTACGACCATTAATTATCGATGAAGATTTCAATATCTTGGCTGGTAATATGCGTTACAGAGCTTGTTTAGAACTTGGCTACACAGAAGTATATGTAAAGCAATGCCTTTACCTTACAGAGGAAGAAAAGAAAGAGTTAATGGTAAAGGATAACATTTCATACGGAGAATGGGATGAGCAAATCATATCAGACAATTTTAATACTACTTGGGTTAATGAGTGGCTGGGTAGAGAGATTATAGATTATTCTGCTTTGCTTTACGATGATGTTACAGATGAGATTGATGCAATGCACAACAACATTAAAAAATCAGTTCATATAAAGATACACGGAAACTTTGAACAAGCACAAGAGTTAGAGAAGCATTTTAAAGAACGAAAAATATACATAGGTGGATTGCTAATAGATAAACTAAAAGAAGTAAAACAAGCGTATGAAACGAATTGATTTAATACCAGTAGAGCATAACAGAAAGATAGGCGATGTATGTGAGTACATAGAGCCAAACGTTACAGAGGATAGTTTGTTCTATTCCGATGGAGAATTGATTGGCTTTTACATCAGAGACATTTCAAAGTATAGCCAGAAACTTTCAGACTTGATCGCTATCGCAAACAAAGAACTTTTATCATCAGCAGTTCCTAAACAGAATATGAAACGTAGTAGCGGATTGAGAGAAAAAGCAAAGGATGTAACTCAATTTTCAACCATACTCGGCTCCATAGCACCAAAGCCACATATGCGTAGAGATTACCCTAGCATAAGTTCCGTTCATTATCACGAAACTGCAAAGGTATTTGTAAAAGCAATGCTACTTGCATCAGAAGAAAGTGCAAAGCTAATTCAGTTCTTAGCACCAAACATTTACGACAATCAAATGGAGCAAATGAGCAAGGTAAAAGACCAATGGAAGTTTGGAAAGTTGTTTACCAGTTCTATTTCAAATTACAATATTTCTGCTGGGTTTCACATTGACAATGCAAACATAAAAGGATGTGTAAATGTAATCATTTGTAAAAGAAAAGATAGCAAGGGCGGTTGTACTACAGTTCCAGACTATGGTGCGACTGTTGATAGTTGTGACAATAGTATGTTAGTTTACCCAGCTTGGAGAAACATTCACGCAGTTACTCCTATCATTCCTTTGTCAGATGATGGTTACCGAAACACATTAGTATTTTATCCTCTAAAAGCATTCCTAAATGAAAACCTTTAATGCGTTATCTTTTGACAGAAGCAAAAGCCGTTGGGAAGAACACTTGTATGACCTTACTCCAGTTGAAAAAATAGGAGAGATATATTTCAAACGTGAAGATAAATTCGCACCACTTGGTTTTGGTTCTATCAACGGAAGCAAATTACGACAATGCATTTGGCTTGTACACGAGTGGGTAAGAACAAAAAATATCCGAGGGGTTGTAAGCGGAAGCGTAGTAGGTTCGCCACAACATCCATTCATATCTTCAATCTGTAAGCATTATAGCATTGGTTGTCTGATAGTTACTGGTTCAAAGAATTATCAGTCGCATAAGAATATGCAGTTAGCAGAAGAAATGGGAGCACAATTCCACGTGACCAACATTGGCTATGCACGAGCATTGCAGAGCAAATCATTCAAGTTAGCAAAGTTATTGCCAAACCACGAAGTACTAGAGACAAACATCACAGTTGATGAGAGAATTAATAGTCCGGAACGTATCGAAGCATTTCACAAAGTAGGTAGTTATCAAGTAAACAATATTCCAGACCATATTGAAACTTTAATTATTCCGTGTGGATCGTGTAACTCGGTTACTTCAATCCTTTATGGCATAGCATTGAACAAGCCAAAATCATTGAAACGTATTCTACTTATGGGAATTGGAAACAATGGAAGCTATCATTTAGATTACATACCACGTAGGCTAAAAATCATCAGCGGAGTACTTGGGGAAGATTTGAACAATGCATTTGATTACACATTTTTCAAAGACAGAAACGAGAATGGAATAGAAGTTTTACATCACAATTTAAATGGTTCTGGGTTCTGCACATACGAATGTTGGATGCCGTTTAATTACAAAGGCATAGATTTGCACCCTAGGTATGAGGGCAAAGTATTCAATTACATAAATTCAAAGCCAGAGTTATTCGGTCAGTATCTAAATGAAAAGACATTATTCTGGATTGTAGGCAACGAACCGACATACATTCCAACATAGTCAAGAGAGTTAAAATAAAGCATTTTAAAGCACTTTTATATGTTGGTATGTATTTTGTTATTAATTGAGAGAGCATTAAAAATCCTATCGTAAAGATAGATAACAGAGCACATTATGAATGGAAGATATTGCGAGTTACACGACGAAAAAGAGGAGACAGAATTAAAATATGGCTTGGATTTCAGAGAACCAAAATACAGACGAGAAGTATTTTTAAGGTTTTACGAATTCCATTTAAAGAATAAAGCACACGCTGGAGCCGTATATTATGTTTTCCCTTTTATCTTCGAAAAGTTTGAAATGACACAAGAGCAAAAGTTATGGTTTGCATACATCAACGGATGTACTCAAAATGTAATTACTACTTTTTTAATTTGGGAACAGATACCAAACTTAAACGAGATTGATTTGCCAAAGTTCAGCAAGTGGTACAGAACAAATTATGATAAGCTGGGTTGGGATACAGACAGAAGATACATCAAGAATATGTTTGAAACTTGCATAGAGAATTACATACACGTTCTAAATGGCAGAACACAAGTTCAGTTCTTTACAATGAGAGAGGAGCCAGAACATAAATACACAAACTTTAATTCACTTTGGGTTACTGTTATAAATTATTTTCATTCCTTTGGCAGACTAGCCACATTCAGTTACCTTGAATTCCTTAAGATAACTGGACTAAACATTGATTGCGATAGTTTATTCCTTGACGATATTAGCGGTTCGAAATCACATCGTAATGGATTGTGTAAAGTTCTGGGGCGTGACGATCTTGATTGGTACAAATCAGAAGTAATTTACGATGATGAAACATTATACTGGTTACGTAAAGAGGGAGCCTTACTTTTAGAAGAAGCAAAGCAAAGATTTCCACACGAGGATTTATCATACTTCACTTTAGAGACAACATTATGTTGCTACAAGTCTTGGCACAGACCAAACAGAAGATACCCAAACGTGTATAACGATATGTTTCACGATAGAATAAAATACGCAGAGACAAAATGGAGAAGAAAGCTACCAATATTCTGGGAAGCAAGAAAGAAGTTCCTACCGAAAGAATTAAGACTAGAAGATAATAAAGCAGACTTTGGAGTTCATAAAACAAAACAGAACCATTACAGACTTACTGGGGAAGTAATAATGATGAACAAAGACTGGGAATGCTTCGACAATAATTATAACGATTACATAAACAACAGACAATGAGAATATTACTAATAGGAATGTGCGGTACTGGTAAAACTTGGGTAATGGAACAACTCTTACAATATTACATACTTTCACACAGAAGAAAAGTAGGCAAGATATATTACCATACAGACAATAGAATTTCTGTAATAGGCAAATACGATGGTTCAATGTTTCAAGGCACAGACAAACTCTCAATGAGTGTAATGACCGATGTAGATGCATTCCTAGATTATGAGATAGACAAAATCATAATAGCAGAGGGAGACAGATTTACCAATAGCAAGTTCATTGCCAAAGCAAATCCTATCATCATTAAAATTACAGACGATGGAGCAGTAGGCAGACTAAAAAGAAACAGTACTCAAACAGAAAGACATTTAAAATCAATCAATACCCGAGTAAGTAATATTCAAGCACATCACGAGGTAATCAATTCAACTGATGCTTTAAATTTAATCAAACAATTAATCGATAATAACAATTCAGTCTATGGCAAATAGTGACATATTAAAAAAGGGAATGGTAGAAGCGTTAGAGAAAACGTTAGGAATAGTTTCAACGGCTTGTAAGATGGTTGGTATTGCTCGGTGGACACATTACCGATGGATGGAAGAAGATGCCGAATACAAGAAGCAATGTGCCGACATAGACAATATGACCTTAGACTTCGCAGAGAGCCAATTGCATAAGCAAATTGCAGAGGGCAATACATCAGCTACAATATTCTTTTTAAAGACCAAAGGGAAGAAAAGAGGGTACATTGAAAGAGTTGAACTTGACAACGGAGAAGATAACAATACATTCAGAGTAGAAGTAATTGAATGAAAGATATAAAAACAAACATAGTCTGGAAGCACCTCTCACAATCTGATAAGAGAATAATCATTGAGCAAGGCGGTACACGTAGCGGTAAGACTTACAACATTCTAATGTGGATAATATTTGACTATTGTGCAAAACACAGAGGACATATCATTACCATTTGTCGTAAGACTTACCCAGCACTTAGGGCAACTGCTATGCGTGATTTCTTTGACATATTAAAAGCAAATGGACTGTACGATGAAAGTCTCCACAACAAGTCTTCAAGTGAGTTTAAATTCAAAGGGAATACAATTGAGTTTATATCACTTGATAAGCCGACAAAGATTAGAGGGCGTAAAAGGGATTTACTTTACATCAATGAAGCAAATGAGATAACCTTTGAAGATTGGCAACAATTAATATTCCGTACAACTGGGAGAATAATTATTGATTATAATCCATCAGACGAATTCCATTTCATATACGACAAGATAAAGCCGAGAGACGATGTAGATTTCTTTATAACTACTTACAAGAACAATCCATTTCTATCTTTGGATATTGTGGCAGAGATTGAAAGACTGAAAGAGATTGACCCGAACTACTGGAGAGTTTACGGACTAGGAGAAGTCGGAGCAAGTCAATCAATTATCTTTAGGGTAACAGATTGTGCGGACATACCAGAGACTGCAACATTCCTTTCATACGGAATGGATTTTGGGTTTACTAATGATCCAACCACGCTTGTAGAAATATGGAAGCAAGGAGACGATTTATTCCTTAAAGAATTATTATTTAAAACTGGATTGACCAATAGAGATATTGATACACATTTGCGACTGCTGGGGGTGGAACGCAAAGAGATATTTGCTGATAGTGCAGAGCCAAAATCAATAGAAGAATTGTATCGTATGGGTTGGAACATCAAACCAGCAACCAAAGGACAAGGAAGTATCAACATAGGAATTGATATGATGAAGCGTTACAAAATTCATATCACAAGAGACAGTTTGAATATGCTTAAAGAGTTCAAGAATTACAAATGGGCAGAAGATAAGAACGGAGTAATATTAAACGTTCCAGTTGATATGTTCAATCACACAATCGATGCGGTTCGTTACGGATTGTACGACAAGTTGGCCAGACCAAATTATGGAAAATATGCAGTACGATGAAAAACTTATCTGATTACTTATTTAAAAAATATTTCAATTGCACTTTGTCAAGCAAACGATATTGGTTTGATTTGTATCTCAAAGCATATTTCAAAGAACAAAGACAGAAGTAATATCATTACAGACTAAATTAAAGGGTACTTTGCGGTACTCTTTTTTTATTTAAGTACATTTACTCGCAAATAAAATAATCTTACGTTATACCTTAAATTACAATTTATGAAATTAATAGTTCCCACTTCACTTTCAGACATCACACTCTCAAATTATTTGAGGTATCTTGATGAACTTAAATTAGTAGAGAAAAACAATCTATCAGAATATTATCTTATGACAAAGATGCTTGAAATATTCTGTAACTTATCAGAGCCAGATGCAAAGAATATCAAACTTAGCAATGTAATTGAAATTACTTCAAACATCAAAGAGATATTAGAGCAGAAGCCAAACCTAGTTACATTTTTTAAGGTTGGTTCTTTGGAGTTCGGATGGGTGCCAAAGCTGGATGATTTATCTTGGGGAGAGTTCTTAGACTTAAATAGCAACATATCAGACTGGGAAACAATTTATATATCGATGGCAGTATTGTACCGACCAGTAAAAAAGAAATACAAAGGGAAGTATCTTATTGAAAATTACAAAGGAGATACATATCACGATGCAATAAAGCAGATGCCGATGGATGCCGTTCTGGGTGCTATGGTTTTTTTTTGGACTTTAGGAATGGAATTAGCGAACTCTATCACGAAGCATTTGGTAGCGGAAGCGAAGAACAATCCACAGATGCTGAATTCTCTAGAGAGTACGGATGGTATTCTACTCTCGATGAATTATCTGGAGGAGATATTACAAAGCACGAAGCAGTAGAGATACTGAACATTCACGCTTGTTTAAAAAACCTCTGTTACAAGATTAGCAAACGCAGAATTGAGAACGAGAAACTAAAAAAAATACAGAAAAGAAATGGCAGATAAAAGAGGAGTAGAAGCATTGTACAAAGTTATAGACACTTTGAAAACAGAATTAGAAAACAATCCCTTTTGTAACAAAGTTACCATTGGTACACTTACAGAAGTAGATTTACGGAAGCAGACAATATTTCCTTTGGCACACATCACGTTGAACGATGTTACCCACAATGACAATAGTCTGACCTTTGGTATTACAATCATCAATGTTGATATTGTAAACGTATCAAAAGAGATTACAGATGAGTACTATGGAAATGACAATCTATTCTACATACTTACTAATCAGTTATTTGTAATCAACAAATTGATTTCCAGATTGAAAGAAGCCGACATATCATCTAACTATTGGCAACTTGATGGAGCACCAGTAAGCGATGTTATCATCAGAGAACTAGAGGGGATGTTAGCTGGGTACGAAACAACTTTCAGCCTATCAGTTCCAAACACAATAAGCAAATGCTAAAGTTTGACCATTTAAAATCAGCAGTAGATAACTTTGGAAACAGAGTGATTGCTGATGCTAAATCAAACCTATCTAAAAAGGGTAAGAATTTTACTGGAGAGTTATCCAATAGTCTCAAAACTACTGGAGTTACCTTTTCAAGAAACAGTATGATGCTGGGAATTATAATGAGTGACTACGGAGCATTTGTTGAAAAAGGTGTTCGGGGTGTTGGGGGTGTTCGGAAACAAACAAGTAGCTTCAAACGAACAAACAACAAAGGGAAGTTGTGGAAGCAAAAAGGGGGCAAGAGTCCTTTCAGTTATAAAGAGGGTGTCAAGCCGAGTGTAAAGCATTTTGTGGAATGGAGCAAGTCAAAAGGTTTAAATCCATTTGCAGTACGTGAAGCAGTTTATCATCAAGGTATCGAGCCATCAAACTTTCTTTCAGAAGCAGTAAAAAAAAATATACCATTGCTACCAGCAGAGGTTCAAAAAGCATTTGCATTGGATGTTCAATCCACAGTAGACTTTATTATAAAATCTAATTTTAAAAAGAAATGATAAAAATATTCGTTAGAAGTCCTTACATAATATCAGTTGCAGAAACAGATATGATTGGTTCAAAAATAGAATTATTCTTTTGGCACTATGGGGAGACTGCACCCACTACTCCAACACGGACATTCACAAAGGACATACCCTCTCCAACTCAGAAAAAAAACACTTGGAATGTTTCAAACTATGCAAAGGGATATATCAAAATAATCAATCCAGTAAAGGCTCCATCAGTAGTGGCAGAGAATGTAAATAACTGGTGTTTTATGAAAGTAAAGCGTTATAAGAAAGTTGGCACTACATTTACTCTGTTAGATACGATTGATTATGTTTGTCTGAATGGTTATACAAATCCAGCACTAGGATATAATCAGTCTAACGATAGCATCGGACTTGTACTGCTATCAACAGATAAATTATATTTCAATAACGAACAACACTATGTTAATATGTTTGTTGATTTTAATGATTTTACAACATCAGTAACTAGAGTAAAATCAAATGGAACATCGACAGTAGAGGAAATTGTACCAGCTTATGAAAATGCAAATTTATACAAAGTTCCTTTTGGTTCTTATGATGTTGTAAAAATGATATTTACTGCTGATGAGGGAACTGCATTTGAATTGAATACCGAATATTTGTGTGAGCCAAAATATACTCCAGTTCCTTGTAGCTTTATAAATAAGTTCGGGGGTTGGACTTACATAACTTTCTTTAAGGCAAGTTCTAGAACCTCTGATGTAACATCAAAACAATTCAATCTATTGCCATCATCTGAAAATTACAATCCCTTACAAGGCTTGAAAAGAGATTTCAATCACATTGGAACCAGAAAGATAAAAGCCAATACTGGATGGGTAGATGAAAGCTACAATCAAATCATAGAGGAATTGATGCTGAGTGAAGTAATTTTAGTAGATGGAGAACCAGTAACAGTAGTTACAAAATCACAGAAGAAAAAAACATATTTGAAAGATAAGAATATCAACTTTGAAATTGAATTCCAATACACTACAAATACAATTAACGATATATTCTAATGGTAGTAGCTTTATACATTACAGTAGATAATTATTCACATCGGATTGAGTTATTTCAAGACGAGAAGATTTCTGTTACATCCTCAATTCAGAACATAAACGACATATCAAAGATATTCACAGACTATACTCAATCATTTACAGTTCCAGCAAGTGTAGTCAATAATAATATCTTCAAACATTGGTATGAGAATTCAATCGATAATGCATTTGACCAGAGAGTTAGATACAATGGAAGAATAGAAATTGATACTTTCGTTTTTAGGACTGGTAAGTGGCAAATTGAAAGTGCATCAGTAAAAAATAATCAAATCGAATGTTACAAGATTACATTCTTTGGGGTTCTTACTTCATTGCTCGATAAGTTCGGAGAGGATAAGTTGAAAGATTTATCAACCATCAATGCCTACACAATAAATTATACTCCAAATGCCGTAATTGCAAACGTACGAGACGATGCCGATTTGAATATTCATTACCCAATGATAAGTTCATTGAGGTATTGGCAATATGGTACGGCACCAAACCCAGAGGATGTAAATTCGAATGCTGGGGCAATACATTATGACGAGTTATTCCCAGCAATAAAAGTAGCAAGAATATTTGATGCCATAGAAGCAAAATACGGAATAAACTTTAGCGGAAATTTCCTTTCACAATCAAGATTTGATAAGTGTTATTTGTGGTTAAAAAACAAAGAGAAGTTTGTTGCCAATAGTGCCCAATTGAAATTAGATTTTATCAGTAATACTCCTTTAGCAAGTGGTATATCAGTTAATCTAACTACTGATACTTTTTCATTAGACGAGGGGTTTTTAGATTTTGCAGATATTTGGTTTGGTGCTTACCTATCAATTACTTGTAACCTATCAAATGTGTTGTTGAAATGCTTTGTTTATCAAAACGGCTCTTTGCTTAATAGCTTTGAATTCCTCAGTAGTACTGCTGGAAGCCTACCTATGAGTTTAGTTTACAGAGACGAGCAATCATCATATTCAATAACCGGAGATTATCAGATATTCATCAGTAGCCCAATTCCAGTTACCTTTACAACTTCAATAGAATTTAGAGCTGGTTTTTTAGGAGAAGATAGCTACGGAGACCCAGCAGAAGAAACTGGAACACTAGGAGAAATATTCGGAAGTACTCCACAAACTACAACTACCATTCTTGATCTAACTCAATATATGCCAGACATAAAAGTGAGTGACTTTTTTAGCGGTATTCTAAAAGAATTTAATTTAGTTGCATTCTCTTATTCAGATGCTGAATATACTTTGGAGCAGTTAGAGAATTGGTATTATGCTGGTTCTATAAAAAATCTTACGGAGTATGTAACGACTGATGCCGAGTATAACAGAATTAAACCTTATAAAAAAATATCATACAAGTATCAGAAGTCAGATGGAATTCTAAACAGATTATTCTCTGATGCTTTCACACGTGAGTATGGAGACTTGGCATATGAATTCAATAACGATGGAGCAGACTATACCATACAATCTCCATTTGAGAATATGTTATTCCAAAAGTTTACTGCAAGTACCTTACAAGTGTCTTATGCAATAAAAACTGATTACACTCAGTATATTCCAAAGCCAGTATTACTTTACAAATATGGTAACGTAGCAAGTCATTTTCATATGTACAATGGATCAACGCATACCATACTGACAAAATACAATGTATTCGGTCAAGACGTTATATACCAAAATAATGTACACTCGTTAAACTTTGGTTTAGAGATTTCAAGTTTTCTTTTGTCTCCAGTAAATAATAGTTTGTTCGCAGATTATTATCTTTCATATTTGAATAACCTTTTTTCGTTAAAGAGTAGAATGGTTAATATTAGTATGCGATTGCCGTACACGGAATTGATAGATTTGAAGTTGAATGATCGTATCGTAATCAGAGACAAAAGATATATCATAAATACATTTACAACTGACCTAGATACATTTGAAAGTAAGTTTGAATTGATACAAGATTTCAGAACTATATATCCAAACAATAGCTTTGCTGGTAGGGTAGCAAGTAAGGCTGGAGATACAACATTTTATTTTATAAAAGCAGAGGGATTGGTATGGGACTACGACCCGAAAACATATATGACACCAACTTTCTATGAAGATTACTTCACGATTACTGCTGAGGGCAATACAACTGGAAAGGACAGAACATTATTAATACAGAGCAATTACGGAGATATGATTTTAATTACACAAGATGCTTAAAAGTATATTTGAATGTCTTAAACTAGACATAAATAGCAAAGGAGAATGTATCTCTATTGCCAGAGGAAAGAATAAATTACCAGAAACATTTAGAGAAGCGTTGAAACCTTTAAAACAAATAAAATGGCACAAGAAGTAGAAGTACAAGTAAAGGTAAACACAAGAGAAGCAGTAGCTGGAGTTGATAGCTTAGGGAAGTCATTTTCTAACTTAGACAAAACAGTTTCTAAAACGCAAGAAAAGCAAGAAGATTACGGAAAGCAAATCTTACATAGTAGTCAGTTATCCCAGAAGCTAAGTCAAGCAACTGGGGGATTGTCTGATGCCTTAGTAAATGCCGTAAAAGGTATTGATATGACCAACCTTTCACTCAAAACAATGAAAGGTGCAATTATGAGTACTGGGGTTGGAGTGTTGGTTATTGCCCTTGGGGAATTAATCACAATGTTATCTGATTTCTACTCTAGTGAAAAGCGTTCTGAACAAGCCGTTGAAAGTATGAACAAAGCCTTAGACAGACAAAATGAATTGTATGACGAGCAGTCTGGGGTATTAGAACAAAACATTAAAGTACAAAAGCTACAAGCAGAAGTAAATGGAGCAAGTGCCAAAGAGTTGGTAGAGATTGATAGAAAAGCATTAAAGGAAAGACAAGCCTTAAATGAAAAATTTATTCAAGAGCAATTATTAAACTTTGATAAGTTAAGAGCCAACGAAGAACTATCAACCGAGGACTATCAAAAGCAAAGTGAGAAACTTGATGCCCAACTACAAAAAGGATTGGCTAAAAGGCTTGAATTAGAACGTGGTGGTACTATTGCTACTCTTGAAAACAAAAAGAAAGAACACGAAGATGCTAATAAGTTAAATGAAGAAGCCAATTCAAAAGCCAAAGCATTAGCAGAGAAAAATAAGCAAGAAGTAGAGCAACAGAAACAAGCCTTGAAGTCATTGGAGCAAAAGTATGCAGATGATATTGAGAATATGCAAGACACTACTGCACAAAAGAAACTCGACAGACAGAAAGAAAGAGCGATTGAGGAACTTGATAAAATAAAATTGTCTGAAACTGCAAAGCTACAAGCAATAGCATTGATAAATGAGGATTTCAAACTAAAGCAAGAAGCCTTAGACAAAGCACAAGATGATCGTCTGTTGGCAATGTCAAGTCAATACGCAAAAGACAGAGAGGACTTACTAGCGAAAACAGATGAGGACAAATTAAATCTTAAAATCAAACGTGATACTCTGGCTCTTGAAATTGAACTAACTACTATGGTAGGAGACGATGAAAAGAAACAAGCCTTACGCTTAGAACTAGATGCAAAAAATGATTTGCTGGTAAAAGAATTGGAAGCCAAAAGAGCCGAAGAAAAGAATGTCGCAAAGCAATCTCAATTAGAAGCAGATAGTGCAAATGAACAGTTTGAATTCGATGCACGTATGGAAGCCTTAATTCAAAGAGATTTACTTATCGATGCCCAAACTACTCTTACCGACCAACAGAGAGTGGAAGCAAAGAAAAAGAATAAGGATTTGATTGATGGCTTGAACAAGCAAGTAGTCGCATCAGAGAAAGCAAAAGAGGATGCTAAATTAAAGATTGCTACATCGGGAATTCAAGCATTGAGTAGCCTTACTGGAATTATGTTTGGAGAGGGTAAAAAGGCACAAGCAATACAAAAGGGATTGACATTGGCACAGATTGGTATTGATACGGCATCTGCATTTTCAAGTTTAATGCGAGGGTCAGAAGCAGCCGCAGTCGCTACTGGACCAGCCTATCCAATTACAAAGCCATTGTTTTACGCAAGTGGAATTGTACAGATTTTAGCCAACGTAATGAAAGCAAAACAAGCGTTATCAAGTGCCGAAACTGGGGGCGGTGGTTCATCCTCTACATCAGCACCTACGATACCAACAATTCCACTAGCACCACCTAGTGCAAATATCGTTGGAGATACTGGGGTAAATCAAATTGCAACTGCTTTGGGTAGCCAACAACCAGTTCAAGCCTATGTAGTAGCAAATGCGGTAACTACGGCTCAATCTTTAGACAGAAACATTATATCAAGTGCATCACTAGGATAAAATACAAATAATCAACTTTAATCGTTATAGATTTATGAAACTAATAGAACTAATTATCGACGAAACAATGGAATTAAGTGGCATAGATGCTATCTCTATTGTTGAAAACCCAGCTATTGAGGAGAACTGGGTAGCTTTATCCTCTCAAAAAGAATATAAATTTGCCGAAGTAGATAAAGAAAAGAAAATCATTATGGGTGCTTTGTTGGTTCCAGATAAACCTATCTACCGACGTGATGAAGAAAATGGAGAATACAATATATTCTTTTCAAAAGATACTATTCGTAAGTGTATGGAATTATTCTTTCAAAATGGAAATCAATCCAATGCTACATTTGAGCATATGGAGACAGTTTCTGGTTTGACTTTAGTTGAAAGTTGGATAGTTGAAGATGAGAATATGGATAAAACTAAATTGTACAAACTAAATGCACCAATAGGAAGCTGGGTAGGTACAATGAAAGTAAATAACGATGTTATCTGGAATGACTTTATCAAAACTGGTAAGGTAAAAGGTTTTTCAATAGAGGGATATTTTGCCGACAAAGCAAAGTTACCACTATCAAAAGTTGAAACTAAAGAAGATGATACCGATGCAGAGATTATGGCTGGTTTAGAATTATTAGAAATACAATCTTTATTTGACAATTATGGCAATCCAAAACAAGCAGTATAAGACACAGAGCAGAACAAGTCCTAAGGGTGGTAGGAGAGGATGTTTATGCGACGATAATAAGTATTCGGTAAAGTGTTGTGATGGTTCATTACAAGCACAAGGAATAGGCTCTATATACAGAAAAGGAATTGAAGTATAACTGAAAATGCAAAATAATTAATCAAAACGTTAAATAACTATGAACACAGAACAAAGAGTTTTAGCAATGCTAAACAAGACAAAAGAAATCAAATTAGCTAAGAAAGAAAATCTTGGGGCAATTGAAGATGCTATTAAAGAAGCACAAGATAATATTTCTGCACAAGTAGCAAATATTGATACTATACTTTACAACTTAATTAACGAAACAGACCAAATTGTAAGTGGTATTCAAGGATTTGCAAATCAAGCAAAAGATATGATTTCTAGAGCTCAATCTTTTTATGATGAGTACGAAGCAGAATATTTAAGATTGTCTCAAGAATTGGATGCTTTAGGTTTAAATTATGAAGGACTTGATGTATCTACTAGAAGTGATTTTAAAGATGCTATAAATTATGCTAATACAATAGCAAGTATAGATTTATAATTAATAAACAAACAAATGAAAAACACAGAAATCTTAAATCGCATTAATGCGTTACTTAGCCGAAAAGTTAAGTTGGAACAACAAACGTTGGAAAACGGAACAGTTGTTGAAGCAGATAGCTTTGCAGTAGGACAACCTATTTTCGCTATCGATGGAGAAAACAAAGAACCACTAGGTATTGGAGAATACATTATGGCAGATGGTTCTACTCTTTATGTAACTGAAATTGGAGTAATCGGAGAGATTGCATCAGCACAGACAGAAGAAACGGAAGTGGAAGCTGGTAAAAATAAAGAAGTTGAAATGGCAGACGTTCCAGCTACATTAGAAGAAATTCTTACGGCAGTAGTAGATGCTATGCAACCAAAATTAGATGAGTTACAAGCAAAAATAGATGCTTTAACTGGCGGTCAAACTGAAATGAAAGCTACACTTTCAAAAACAACTGAGAGAAGACCTTTGACTCATAAACCATCTGAACCAAAAGTAGTATTAAACAAAATGAATTCGCCAGTAAATACTTCTAATACAGAAGCAATGATTATGGCAAGACTATCAAGAAGTAAATAACAACAAAAATTAAAATTTAGAAATTATGGCTAATCAACCAACGATTACAACAAACTATGCTGGAGAATTTGCTGGAGACTACATTTCAGCAGCGATTTTATCAGCAAACACATTGGCAAACAATGGAGTTACAATTTTACCTAACGTAAAATACAAAGCTACTTTAAAGAAATTAGTTTCTAGTGGTATTGTTCAAGATGCTACTTGCGATTTTACTGATGTAGGCGTAGTAACCTTATCAGATAAAGTATTGACAGTTGCTGAAAAACAAGTGAATTTACAACTTTGTAAAACTCCATTCGAAAAAGATTGGGAAGCGGTACAAATGGGGTATTCTACATTCGATGTTTTACCAGCAAAATTCTCTGATTTCTTTATCGGTAAAATGTTGAAAGACATTGCACTTGATACTGAAAACTTTATTTGGAACAAAACTACTGGTATTCCAGCATTGTTAGTTGCAGATAGTTCAGTAGTAATTTCTACTCCAGTTGCAATCACATCAGCAAACGTTATCGACAAACTTGGCTTGGTTGTAGATGCAATCCCAGCTTCATTGTATGGTAGAGAGGATTTAAGAATTTACGTATCACAAAACGTTGCAAAAGCATACGTACGTGCATTAGGTGGATTTGCAGTACAAGCAACGGCTAACTCTGGGGTTGATGCTAAAGGAACAACTTGGTTCAACAACGGAAGTTTGACTTTCGATGGTGTTGAATTATTCGTTGCAAATGGTTTACCAGCATCTTGTATGGTGGCTACAACTATCGAGAACCTTTACTTTGGTACTGGTTTGATGGACGACCAAAACCTTATCAAAACTATTGATATGGCAGATATTGATGGTTCTAAAAACGTGAGATTTATTGCACGTTTCACAAGAGGACTTCAAATTGGATTTGGTGGTGATGCGGTAACTTACATCGTATAAATATAAATGGTTAAAGGGCAGAAATGCCCTTTTAATCTATTAACTTTTAAAACAAAACACATATGGCTTGTTTAGCATCAACTGGGCGTAAATTGCCTTGCAAAGACGTAGTAGGTGGTATAAGTAAATTATACTTGGCTAACTATGGTACATTGGGTACTGTTACAATTACTGCTGGTACAATTACTGCTGTTTCTGGAGTAGGAACGAGTTGGTATCAGTACGATGTAAAAGGTACATCAAATTTAGAACAAGCAATCAATTCTAGTTCAGATACTGGAACAACTTTCTTTGACCAAAACATTACTTTAGTTTTGACAAAAATGGATGTTGCTACGCAAGTAGAATTGGATGCCGTTATCAAAGGAAACTTTCACGCATTTGTCGCAGACAATAACGGAAACTACTTAGCAGTTGGATTGACACGTGGATGTCAAGTAACTGGGGGTTCTATCACAACTGGAACTGCATTGGGAGATATGAATGGCTATACCTTGACCATAAACGGACAAGAAGCACTTATGGCACCATTCGTTGCATCATCGGTAATTACTGCTCACGCTTCGCCTACGCAGATTACTCCGTAATTATTATCTTGGACAGATAAATGGGATTGAGGTAACTCGGTCGGAAAAAGGGTTGATTAAGTTCAACCCTTTTTTTTTGCAAAAAATATAAAAGTTACGTTATACGAATATGACAATACTAAACCCAGAAAATACAGAACAAGAATTCATCATTATACCACGCAATTATAATGGTTTAAATCTTACTTTGCTTTTCACGGATGAGCAAACAAAAGAAACCCACACTTTAACAGTACTAGCGGTTAATATAACGGCAGATTGGTACGATATGGTAACTTTCTTTGTGCCAATTAATTTCTTGTACGAGAATGCCTTTTTTGAGTTAGTCATAAAATCTTCCACACAAGAGGTAATTTACAAAGACAAAGTATTCTGTACTTCACAAAATTTAAAAACATTTTCGGTAAACGATGGAGAGTACATTTTACCAACCATTAACAATAATGATTACATAGTAATTCAATAATATGAGAGCAAAAAAACCACAAGTAAATAAAAAAGCCGTTCCAGCTAAAGTCAGTCTAAAAGTTAATAGCGGTATTGGTGTAGTGTCTTTGGCTACTTATACATCGCCAAAGATTGTCGAAGTTAGAAATCAAGAATGGGTTTCATACGGAGAGGACAACAACTATTTTGGATATTTACAAGACAGAATTAATGGAAGTCCGACAAACAATGCTATCATAAACGGAATTAGTCAGATGATATTTGGTAAAGGACTTGATGCCACAGATAGCCTATTGAAACCAGAAGATTATGCACAAGCAATGTTATTGCTAGATGATGATACAGTTGAAAGACTATGTAATGATTTGAAAGGTATGGGGCAATGTGCCGTACAAGTAGTTTATTCTATCGACAGAAGCCGTATTTTAGAATGTAATCACTTTCCAGTAGAAACATTACGAAGTGGTAAATGTGATGAAGATGGCCAAGTAAATTTCTACTACTATTCTGATGATTGGAACAAAATAAATAGATCTAATTTACCTACTCCAATTCCAGCATTTGAAACTAGTTCGGAGCAAGAAGAAATACTATACATCAAGCCTTACAAAACTGGTTTTTATTATTACTCTCCAGTAGACTATCAAGGGGGTTTACAGTACTGCGAATTAGAAGAAGAAATATCAAACTACCACTTGAATAACATTATGAATGGATTGGCACCGAGTATGCTTATCAATTTCAATAATGGTACTCCGACAGAAGATGAGCAACGCCAAATTGAAAGAGACATACAGATGAAATTCAGCGGTACTTCCAATGCTGGTAGATTTATCTTATCATTCAACGATAGTAACGATTACGGAGCCACAATTACTCCAGTTCAGTTATCAGATGCACACAATCAATACCAATTCCTTTCAGATGAAAGTATGCGTAAGATTATGGTAGCACACAGAGTTATATCTCCAATGCTTTTAGGTATTAAAGACCAAACTGGATTTGGGAATAATGCTGATGAATTACAGACTGCATCTGTTTTGATGGATAACACAGTAATCAGACCATTTCAAAATTTACTTATAAAAGAATTCAACAGAATATTGGCCAAAAACAATATATCACTTGAATTGTATTTTAAGACACTGCAGCCGTTAGAATTTAACGATTTGAGTAATGCAGTTACTAAGTCTCAAATAGAGCAAGAAACTGGGCAGAAAACGCTTAGTACCGATGTGCCTACTCTAGACACAGAATTAGCAAAAGACATTTTAAGAAACTTGAAAGGAGAAGAATTGAGTTCAGACGAGTGGGAGTTGATAGACATCAGACCAGCATCAGAAAATGAAGCCGTATTCAATTCTATGTTCAAATTTAAGGTTCATTTAGCAAGTGTGGTAAATAGTACTGCTGGGGATGATAGCGTTCAAGACAACGCCTTATTCAAGGTCAGATACAAATATACTGGAAGTCAGTCTCCAGAGAGAGAGTTTTGCCAAAAGATGATGGGTGCTGGATTGCTTTATCGTTATGAGGATTTGGATAAAGAAGCATCAAATAATGCTGGATTTGGTATTAAAGGAGCCGACCAGTACAACTTATTTTTGTACAAAGGCGGTGTTAATTGTAAACATTGGTGGATGCGACAAATCTACTATAAGAAATCAGATATGGAAGTTACTGTAAATGATGCTCGAAGAATTATCAAGCAACTCTTACCGGAAATGAGAAAAGAATTTGAATTCCCAGTAAACCCACCAGAGGTAGCACAAATAGCAACAGAGTATAACGATTTTTGGAAATACAACAGATAAGATATGGCAACTACACTTTTTATAAATAAAACTGACTTCGTACAAAACACTATTTTGAACGGAAATGTTGATGCTGATCTGTTTATGAATTTCATCAAGATAGCACAACAAATGCACGTACAGAATTATATGGGAACACAGTTGTATAATTCATTTACAACAAAAATCACAGATAATGATTTATCAGCAGATGATTTGATGTTGCTTAAAGATTACATCCAGCCAATGTTAATTCATTTTGCAATGGTAGATTACTTACCTTTTGCAAATTATCAGATACGAAATGGTGGTGTATTTAAACATAGAACTGACAATTCAGAAAGTACAAGTAGAGAAGAATTGGATATTTTGGTTCAAAAACATCGCACATTTGCAGACTTTTATGCTCAAAGATTTATTGATTATATGGGTATTTTTGCATCAAGTTTATTCCCGATATACTGGGAAAACAGAAATGCGGATATGTTTCCAGCCACAAAAGCAAATCCGTGTCCTTGGGTACTATGAGTAATTTAATGCCATTTTAAGTTAATTTAAAGCACTTTATTACATCGATATGTATTTTGTTATAAAGTTTGAGAACGTTAAAAATCCTATGGGAATGAGCAGTAGAGAGACCAAAAAAAAGAAAGAAGAAAATAGTAAATTTGTTGCTTACAACATAAAAGACGACAATATAAACAAGATGCGTGAGTATTTAAAAAAGCAAGATAATGGCAAATAACATAGGCTGGGGAAAAGGTGCTTCAAGTAACAGTATTGGCTGGGGGCAAGGTGTAATCAACAATATCATAAACTGGGGTAAAATATATTACAGTACTTGGGTTGGAGAAACAGACATTATTGGAAGTCCAGTTCCAAACATAATTGATGCTTTCAAAGTTAGAGTAGCATCTGATAGCGGAGTTTTTGAAGCAGAAACGTGCTTAAATACAACATTAACAAACTTAAATAATATATAATGAGTTTATTAACTAAAGCAAGTTTGGTAATAACGCCAAATGCATACGAAGAAAATAAATTGTATTCAGTAATTCCAAATACTACTTTGGGCGATATGACTGTAGTTCGTGCTACAACAGCAACAAGAGTTAATAGTTCAAATTTAATTGAAAACGTAGCTATTAATGTTCCTCGTATTGATTACACAAACGGAACTTGTCCGAGTTTATTAGTTGAACCACAAAGAACAAATTTAATTAGTTCTTCAAATGATTTTACAAATTGGGCTAATGGTGGAGTGACATTAACTTCTAATTATGCTACTAGTCCAGATGGAACATTAAACGCAACAAGGTATCAAGGACTCAGCGGGTTATATTTATTTATTTCTTATGCTCCGACTGCAAATTTAACTCATTCAGTATGGGTAAAATCTAATACGGGTATTAATCAAAATATATCATTTGGAGGTCAAACTGTTTCAACTTTTGTTGTTACAAATGAGTGGAAAAGAATTGACAAGTCCGTTATTGCATCCGAAACATTAACTCAAATAACAACATTTCAAACAACTGACATATTAATTTGGGGTGCACAAGCAGAACAAGGTTCTTACACAACTTCATACATTCCAACATTAGCTTCAACAGTTACAAGAAACGCTGATGTTATTTCTAATTCAAATATATCTAATTTTGTTGGAGTAAACGAGGGAACGGTAGCATTTGATATTCAGGGATATATTCAGCAAGATGGAGTAGGTCAACCATTTTGGGGATATATGGAAAATGGATCTAAATTTATATGTTTTTATGATGATGGAGTTTATACCAATATAAATGGAACTATGACTTTATTAGCTAATTTACCAAACGGAATATCAAGATTTAAAGTCGCATATCGTTGGAATGCTTCGTTTATTTCGGTGTTTATAAATGGAGTTAAGGTTAATGAAATTGCAAAAACTGTTGTTTTTAATCCTACATATTTTACTCCAACTTATGCATCAGTATTAAGTAAGCAAGTTTTTAATAATATTTATATTTCAAATATATCTTTATCAGACACTGAATGTATTAATTTAACAACTTTATAAAATGAACATATATAGACTAAATTACCCAGACAAAGAAACTGCAATTAGAGATTTGCTAATGAAAAAAGCATATGTTAGAAGTGCTTCCAATAATGAAGATTTATTATTTGGAGAGGGAATTCAAGCAGTTGTAGAAATAGGTCAAACAGTAATATCAAATGCTACTTATGACGAAAATATGGTAGAATTAACTCCAGCGATTTTATCTAATAATTACGCATATGATGTAATGTCAGAGCAAGTTCTTAGCTTTGTAAAATATAGAATATTCCCAACAAACCCAATGCATTCATTTGCTGGGGTTGAAACCTTTGAAAACAAACCATTAACAACAATCAAGTGATAAAAAAATGACACACGAAAACCTAAAAGTAATAGCAGTAAATGGAACGATATTTGGCTTGTCATTTACAAATCTTGAAAACACATTGAAATTGATTTTATTGCTATTATCAATTACCTACACGACAATAATGATTTATAAACTTTTAACCAAAAGAGACGATGCAAATAAGTAAGCACTTAACACTACAAGAATTAACATATTCTGAAACTGCAATTAAGCTAGGTATCTCCAACGAACCTACACAATCACAGATTGCAAATATGAAACTATTGGCAGAGAAAGTATTCGAACCAGCAAGAGAGCATTTTGCCGTTCCAATTCATATCTCTAGTGGATTTAGAATTCACAATTTAAACGTTGCTATTGGGGGTGCATCTACCTCTCAGCATTGTGGCGGTCAAGCTATCGACATTGATATGAAAGATAGTAAAGTAACCAATGCTATTCTGTTTCATTGGATAAAAGATAACTTGAAGTACGATCAGTTGATTTGGGAATTAGGAGACAAAAAAAATCCAGACTGGGTACACGTATCTTACAGTTCTATAAAGAACAGACAAAAAACATTAAGAGCAGTAAAAGTAAAAGGGAGAACAACTTATGAAAATTTTTAACACAGAAATAGATATGGCACAATTAGACAGAATTCCAGAACCGATTAAAGTAGCTTTAGATGGCGTAGCACAAGAATATGCTAGTTCACAATCAACAACCAATGCTGGTTTCTTTTTACGATTGATTTGTAAATTTATCAAGCCTAGCACGATTATCAAAATGTTTGCACATAAATTGAGCAAATAAACAAGCATAGGACACAAACTAGGTTATTTTAACCGCCTTTTAAGTAACGAACTACTATAAATGGTATTCTGTTCTATTAGCACATAAAATGTGTCCTTAAAACCTCTTAATTCAGTTTAAGGGGTTTTTTATTTTATGTCAAATATTTTTTTACATTTGTAGAATAATAATATATTAGTTTAATATATAATAATAATATATATATAATATAATAACTAACTATATTAGTTTAATATATATATAATACACTAAAAACAAATTATGAAAGAAAAAAAATGTAAAGTTTGTCTAGACAAATTTACGCCAACTCAATTTGCACAGATAGTCTGTGGTTACAAATGTGCAATCGAACATTCTAAAAACCTTAAAAAAATAAAAGAGCAAAAAGAGTGGAATGCTGAAAAGAAAATAATTAAAGATAAAATTAAAACTCTTTCAGAATATGAAAAAGATGCTAAAAAAAGTTTTCAACACTGGATCCGTTTAAGAGATAAAAATTTACCTTGTATTTCGTGTGGTAATTCAAAAACAAATGATTGGGCAGGAGGGCATTATTATTCAGCTGGTATGTATAGTGGTTTTATGTTTGATGAAAGAAACGTGCATAAACAATGCAATACGCATTGCAATAAACATTTAAGCGGTAATCTATTAGAATACAGAAAAGGATTGCTTAAAAGGTACGGAAATGCCTTTGTAGAGCAATTAGATGCAATATCTGATAGTAAAAGAAACTACAAATACACAAAAGAAGAATTAATAGCCAAAAAACTACAATACGATATTAAAATAAAAGAGTTTAAATAATTGTATTTTAATTAAAAGTTTCTATATTTGCGAGACTTATGCACGATATAATACTACTCGTTCATAATTTGTTTTTAGTGAGACAGAAAATTACGCCTATGTTTTAGACATAAGGCGTTTTTTTTGCTTTTTTTGTCAAAATATTTTTTTTATTAAAAATTTGTTTGTTTGTTTGCGGTGTTGAAATGGTTCAGCAATCACTAAAAATCATAATTATGAAAAACTTTTTACAGAACAAACGACCACAAATGACCTTTGCTTTTATAGTGCTGGTTTATTTTATTTCACAAGTAGCAAGAATACAATTTTAATAATAATCACTAAAACAAAAATTATGAACAAGAATTTAGGAATTTTAATCGGGTTGGGTTTAGATTTAAACTTATTTTACAATATGTCTATTTCAGAATATGACATATCATTACAAGCACACAGAAGTGTTAAATTAGAAAACTATTTAATGTCTAAGGGTTTTGTAAAGTGGGACTATTTGTATTCGGATGTAGATAGTCATTCTGAATACAAATTTGAGGGTTTAACAGTTAGAGTAACTTTAATTTCAAAAAAGAAATAAGATGGAAGATTACACAGAATTACAAGAGATTATCACAGACAGTTTAGGTATTGATGTATCACAAGACGAATTAGAAGCCTTGGATGTTGAAACAAGTAGAAGTAATGATTTCCACCTAGAAATAGGTGGGAATGAATATCGTTTTATTTCTGAAAAAACTATTGAAGATATTTATCAAGAGGAGCAAGAGGAATTAATAAAAGAATGTTATCTTGGTGGAAATGAATTACCTTGGTGGATAGAAATAGACTGGGAAAAAACAGTTGAAAATGTATTATCATCAGATGGTTATGGAAATCATTTTTCTGGCTACGATGGTTCTGAAGAAACATTTGGATATAAAGATGAAGTTTGGTATGTATTTAGAACTAACTAATGAAGTTCGAGGACTACAAATTGATTTACGAGCAAATGGTAGCCGTATTTCAGAGAGACAAAGAACTGACACATATTGAAGTAACCTTTCATATCCAATCAGTTAAAACAGAAAAAAAAGTAGCAAAAATTAACGTTAAAACATTTCACGATGGCAACAAAAAGTAGTTTAAATTTTAGAGGATTTGATTTTGATTTCGAATATAGTTATTCAGCTGGGAGACCAGCAACTTTGGAAGAACCAGAGGAATACGAAGAATATGAAATTTACAATATAACTC